CAAGGGACTTCTGACAAAGGGTCGATCCAGCACCAGCATCAGGATACTTGGCTCTGGAGGACTCGTCTGAAAATGGGTCAATGAGACCGATCAAAGTGTTCTCGTGCTCTGGATCTAATAGTGTGGTGGCCGCTTTCGCGACCGAGCGGAGCACTCGCTTGGCAGGCGAGCGCTTGGGCTGTTTGTTTGTGTTATTCTTCGGCATTTTGCCGGAGGTGAGTAGATTCGACCCAGGATTGGTTAGGAAGCCACCGGTAGACGTCCCATTCCGAACCCCAATAGAAAGTCGAACTAGTTTCAAATGACCAGTTATCGAAGTGAGCCTCTAAGACCAGTTGCTCATCGATTGGACAATCGAAACATACCGAAAAACTTTCACGCGCGCACTGCTGTATGACTTGCGGTTGGAACTCGGTGATGGGGACACCAAATAGTTTGGCTTCCCTACCGACTCTAGCACGCAAGCCGTCACTAGCACGGCTGATGTCTTTCGGCCTACCCACGTTGCGAAGGATCGCAACGGCGAAGGACTGAAGAACAGGGACACCTAGGTTCAAGACAAGTTCGCACATGCCTATAGCTTGAAGAACCTTGATGCGGTAATTTGGATCCTGCCAATGACGGATCCCTGAGAGTGATTTGCTGATGACTGCCCTCCAGTCCCGCACAAACTTGAAGCGGGCTTCGGAATACTCGACGACCGAAGACTGACAGAAAACCACCTTGTGGATGGAGAAAGCTACATTCTCCACCTTCAACACCATGCCCATTTCCAAGAAGACTTGGCAAATGCTAGACTGCACGGTAACGAGATCACCACGCTCGATGAGGAGCAGGCAATCATCGCCATCGTCAAGTGTGTCCCATTTCAAAAGCACAACTGTGGTGGCGTATGCTTTCACCATGATAAGCATAATAGCGCAGTTGCCGCACGCGGTGTTCATGTCACCGCTCATGCGTCGACCTGCGGTAACATACTTGATACCAGAGGATGAAAACACCTTACTACGTAGTTGCATGTTCAGGAGCCGCCTGAACTCATGCGAGGGGTTGCACTTCAGATAGACCGAGTGTTCAACCACCAAATGCTTGATAGAAACATGCTTGTCGAAGCGAGAGGCATCCAAAGAAAGAACAACTGGGTCAACGAAGCCTAACATCTTGGCGTGCAAGAGTTCGGCTCTGTCGACGGAGTTGAGTCCTTTGGCAATGTTGCGACTACGGGGAACACCCTCACTGAAGTAAGTGATGTGGTACAGGTAATGCTCGATAGGTTGTAGATGCTGGGCAAGGCCAACACAATACACAGCGGATCTGAACTGAATAGCTCTAGGGTCCGGGTTGCGTTTGGCGTTGCCATCGAATCGTTCAGCCTTGACGAACATGGTGCAGTAGGCGTGTCGCTTGGTCACCCCACCGGCTAAGTATCGCTCCACGGCCTGTAAATAGCGCTCACGTTTTGCACCGCCATACCTGTTGGGCATGGTTAGCAAGTCTTGAGGAGCTACAAACGGCAGCGTGTGGGCGAAAGCACGGGCGGCGGCCAGCATTGTTTGGAAACCCAATGTTGAAGGTTTTGGTACCACCCCGATCACACGCCCGACGACAGCTCGGAGCTGATTGTGGTAGCAATCGAAGTGGAAGGTGGGACGAAAAACCTCGGGGTGTTCGAGGGAAGCTATCCGAACCAAAAGCTTATCATGGCGGTCAGTGTCTGGGACGTGGGGAAGAGTTATAGAACAGCCTTCATCTACAACTCTGGTGCTGCTGTCACCCACGCACACTCCACAAACACTGACCGGCGATACCTAGGTAGTGAGTTGGCGGTTCCACTTAAGGAGGCC